CGTTTAATTTTCCTGCTGCTAGTGATACTTCATCGCTTTTGCCTCTGATTAGATCTGGAACTCCACTTGCTTCCGTATAATAGCTTCTTAAGTGACTTAGCCATGGGATTACGTCAATAGTGCCGAACTGAGGAGTTCTAACATTTTGAATTTGCTGTAATGTCCCTTTTGGAACTACCATATTCTCAAACTTAGTAATTGTTTTATTGATTTTAGTTGTTAGTGCATCTAATTCTGTATCATCTTCTGTGTCTGCCTCATAGAAGTATGTTGGCTTTCCGTAACGTCTGATAATAATTGATTGATCTTCACTTGCTTGTTTTTTCCACTGTCCTATCTTTTCCAGCTTCTCACTTTCCGGGATCCCATGAATTTCATCTGCTATCCTGTTGTTGCTTATGGCAAAAATCTGATTTGGATCCCAAGAACTAGTAATTGGAGCTTCCATTAAACTACTAATCATTTCTGCTGCTACGGCTGCTTGTGCGTTTCCTACGTTTGTGTTGTCTAAAAACTGCACATACTTTAAGATCCTGCTTTTCTGATTTCCTATTATTGTTATTGTGCCTGGATTTCTTGGAATTAAATTAATTAATCTTCCTGCTTTATCTCTTGCTATTTCTGTGAAACTATCGCCGCAAATTTTTGATGTTCTTTTTGCATTGATGAGGATTTTTCTAAATGTGTCTTTTCCGTTTCCACGGATTTTCTTTGCTATATCTTCGCTTTTATTATCTAAGAATTTTATTTTTTTTCCTACTATCCATCTACACCATACGTCTATTGTTGCTTGATTTTCTGGAATGTCTCTGTAAATTCCGTGCCATTTATCCCATTGAGGAGTCCAGCTTATGATATCTGTGTCTTTTAGTGGGGAGCTATAATCTTTGAATAAATTGTTAAGATTTGTTGTTGTGGCTGCATCAATATCATAAAAACCCATGTGTAACTATGTGATTTTGTGTTTATATATGTTTTGTAAAATATTTGGCGAAAGCTTGTAAATACATTCTCCTTTTTTTTTCTGTTTCATTAATTGATTCATTCACTTACTCATTCATTCATTCATTTTTATTTTTCTTTTATATGTTGTTATACTCTCAGTTCATATGTAAGGGCAAGACACTAGGTTCACTCCTAGTTAGTATATGTTAATAATCCCCCGCGGGGGGATATGGGGGGGATTCCAATATCATAGCACAGCACAATTCTACAATTGATTGCTGCGCCTATCTATGCTGTGCATCAGCACAGACTAACATCTCGCGCCCGCCTGCGACGCCCGCCCTCGACATCAGTCGAGCTGGCTGGGTGCGTCCTGCGGGTTGGCGCGCTTGACAAGTTTGTTTAACGCGGATTAGGCGAAGCACATCAGTGCCTTGCTCATCAGAGTTTGCCTAAGCCTTAGTTAAACGAGCTTGGCAAAAGCCATCAGGCGTAACTCATCTGCCCTCGCTATTGCGAGCTGGCAGTATCATCAAATAATCGCCGCTATGCCTCAAGAAATGTCAGCCTTGCGGCGCATTCTTCAGTTTTGTTTAGCAGGGCTAAACAAAGTAACTGAAGATATTAAAACTATCGGTCTTCCGATACTAGCATTTATTAACTTCTTCTTCTTTCTTCTCATACCTCACAGTTAAGCTAAACACTATAAAACCTGATCTGAAATGCACGGCGGTGAACAAGCAGGTTTAAGTGGAGCGAGCGCGAGAGCGCGCGCGGGTGTGCGTGTGTGTCTTATGGTCAGCTCTATATTATATAGCTTAATTCTTAGTGCTCTCTTTGGTTCTTTCTCTCATAAGAAGCGCTCACGCACGCGCGCACACACATGAGCAAAAAAAGTATTTTGCGAATTATTTCTTACTTAAAAATAAGAATGTAGGTGAACTTTCTAGGTTCCCTGCAAATTTCAAGCAGACGCCAGGAGCTACTACGACGTAGCCCGAGAGGGTATTTCCATTAACCCAAACGCGTCCAACTTTTGGCTGAGCTTTTGATTTCTCAACTTCAACTTGTTTATCTTTTTCCATTACTATTTTTTGTTCATAGCTTCCGGACCAGATATCAAATTCTTTGTTTTCCATTTTTCCTCCTGCCTTTCGGCAACTCAACGCGAAAGGCAGAGGCACCGGCTCGAAGCGGCGCAAAGTTAGAAAGAGATGCTTTTATTATTTTAGCCCCTCGATAACATTCTTTGCGGGGTTATCGAGCTGGGCGACTTTGTTTTGCCGCAAAGAACAAAACAAAGGAAAATTTTAAATGCAGCTGCTTTCTTGCGCTCAAGAGCCAGGCTATATGCTCTGCGCAGCAGTTCCGAATGGAAGAGGCTTAGAAGCTAAAAGTTATTTTTCCACCGTATAGAGTATCGCTTGTTAGTCCAGTCACAGTTATCCAATAAGAATAAAGTGCATTGTCTATTGTTGCGTTTGTAATTGTTGTGTCTGCTGTGCCTATTAGCGCTGATGCCATTACAGTTGCAGATCCACCTAATGTGATTAAATCTCTGTATAGAGTCCATGTTAAAGCTGTGTCTGTTCCATATACTACACACTCTGAGATTATTGCTCCGTTTGGAAGAGTTACATTTACTGTTGCTTGTGTTGATCCTGCTCCTGCTCCCCATGTAAATTGATTTCTATTATCGTCATATTCTACGTCGTCATCCTCTCTCCCAGGCCTCCATGCACTTGCGCTAAAACTCCAGACTCTCCCTCTTAATGCTGGTCCTTCAATATTCACTTCTCCTTGAATTAAAGGTTCAGTATCAAAAACGCCATAATCTTCTTTATCTGATGCCATTAGTTAGTTGCTCCTGCAATCATCCAGGCTGTTCTTCCTTTTATTGTTAACGCTTTTACAGCCAGCATAAATGTTCGCCATAGTGTGTTTATCCTATCTTCTACGTGTCTAGTGTTTCCAAAAGAATCGTAGTCGTAGTTTAATACCCAAATTGCTGCTAAGTTTGATGCAGCCATTTTTAGAATTCCTTTTACGTCTACGTTTAGTGCTGAATATTCGTCAGTCCAATTTGTTCCAGTCACAACATTAATGTAGCTTTCTGCTTCTGTCATGAATTGATTTATGTAAGCTTCTGTGTTTGCTGTTGTATTTGCAGATGCTCCTACTTTTCTTTGAACTTCTGCTGTCGTTGCGAATATTCCTGTGTCAGCCATTTAGAAACTATGTATCTTTACTTTATAATGTTTTTCTTTCATTGCCCAGCAGACTCTGCATAAGGCCTCTGATGTGTCTGTTCCTTTTATTTTAAATTCTTCGTCGAATTCTACTTTAATGAGTTCTTTTATTAGTTTTTCGTCTTCTATAATTTCTATTTTTTCGAATTGAAATAGTTTTAAAGTGTTTGAGTATAGGTCTTCTTTTAGTGCTTTAAATTCTTTTCCTGTTTCTCTGTTGTTTAAAGCTATAACTTTTCTTTTAAATTTTTCTGTCAGAACGTCAGTAAAGCCGTTTCCTATACCATTGTTATCTACGTAAATCTTGCGGAAATTAAATTTATCGTTAAGATTTTCTGTTATTCTCATTAAATCAGGCAAAGTAGTTTTATCATGAAGCTCGTAATAAATAATTCTCATTTTATCCTGTTGTTTTTCTCCGACAACAAAAGCAGCTTGGCATTTACCCATTCCTGCTGGATCAATTCCTAAGAAGTATTGATATTGTTTGTTTATTTTCCAGAACTTAAATTTAGCAGCTCTTTTTATTATTTCTTCATCGAAATATCTAAAAGCGAATTCGTCAAATTCTCCTTCATAAACTACTTTATATGCTCTTTCTCCTAGCCTTTGTCTTTCATCTTCTAAAAACTTAATGTCTGCATGCGGGCAGTCTGCTGTTTTAATATGGAATTTTTTAAAACGATCCATTTGAAAACTATCATAAAAGAAACCTTTAGCATTTCCTCTTGTTGCTGAGAGCATTGTTATCCAGCCAAGTCCTCTTTTTTTTGGCTCTAAAAGCATTGGTAGTATGCTGTCATACACTTTTTCTTTTACATGAATTGCTTCATCAACATATAGAAAATCTACCGACGATAAACCTTCGATATATATTCCTGTGTTTCCAACAGGAAATTTATAGATTATTGAGCCGTTGTCTAGGTGCAGCTTTGTTAGTGTAACTCTGCTTTTGTATTTGTGTTTTTCTCCTAGAATTCCTTTTACTTTGTCCAGTAAGTAATTTTCTTGTCTTTCCGCAGCAGCAATAATGAGCGAGACCGAGCCAACGTAGTTCTTTGCACGATTTACAATTTGATGAGCAACACCCCAGCTTTTTCCACTTTGCCTTCCTCCTCTTACTGTGCTGTCTCCTTTGCAGTCTCTTATTTCTTCCTGCCATTTATATAATTCCATCTTGATCTCTTTCTTTTTTATCAGCTTCTTTAATTCTTTTATCTTGTTCTTTCCAATGAGCGTTTGCACATTCAAAGTGGCAGTAAGCATTTTCTTTACAATTTTCTTTGCAGATAAAACAGTTTCCTTTTATTATAGGATCAGGTTTAAATCTTATTTGTTTCATATCCCTAACTCCTTCTTTAAATCACTTGTTTGTAATGTGCAGTCGTTTAGTTCATGTAAACAATTACCATGCTTGTCATTCATACAACACATTTTATCAACAGCATCTTCCACGAGCTTCTGGGCTTTTTTGTATGCTTCTCTTTCTATTCTGTGTTCATCACAAATTCTATCAGGCCATTGGCTTTTACAATATTCACAGCCATCAGTTATTTCAGCAATCAGCGATTGAAAAGTGTTTATCATTTTAATAACCTCATAAATTTAATTATTTCTTCTTCACAAGAAAGAGACATATCAATTCCCTCTTCGTAAGACATAACATAGCATCTCCATCCATTTCTCCAGTTTATTGTTCCAAGAAATTCATCTGAATGTGTTGAATAGACTAAAAACCTTTTAGTTTTTTGTCCTTTGATAGATTTTTCCTCAAACTTTAATAACTGAAAAGTGTCAGGAGTTTTGTCAATCTTATTATCATCGCCTTTAGCTGTTAGCGACTTCATCTCATTAGATTGTTTTGTCTCCTGACTATGAATTTTCCCACATATACATGAAATATTAATCTCTGGATGTTGCTCTTCACGTCTCACACGAGTTGAGGCATCCAGAGCATGAACTTTTACAATATTACCCATTTTACCTATAATCTTATCAATCTTATCTTCAGCTTCAAACTTCTCACATGGACATGGCACACCATTCACGCTATTTGGTTCCATTATATTGCATATACCCGTCGGATTTTCATCCCAAGCATGATAACGTTCGTGATGTCCGCATTTGCATTTCATATTAATTTCTCCATGTGAAAATGAGTTTTACGGCAAAACCATTTATCGCAAATCGTCCATAAGACTTTAAACTTTACTATTTTAATTTTCCTTGTTCTTTTTAACATAGTTTCTCCCCTGCTAAGTCATCTATAATTTGATAAACATCTTTAACTTCTCGGTTTTGTATTGGTTCATGAGAGTATTCTTCCATAGTTTCTTTCAACCGCTTAATAAATTCCCTGACATCATTTGTAGGGATACAACTATACCCTAGAAGGGAGTTATTTTTAACCAAAATTTCTCCAACCCTAAGTTCATTAGTTCTAGTAATCTTATCGCTTAAATTCCATTCAGTTTTGCCGCTAGATTCAAGATAATTCATTTGCTTATTTCATCTCCTTCTATTTTATACATCTCTAGCATGAGCATTGGATCAATATAATCTTTAGCTGTTCTTCTTGAAATTCCAAAATTATAAATCGTCCATGCTAAAAGGTGTTGATAACTCATAGATTTATCTTTCTTTAGCTCGCGCTCTATGTGTATCCTTATTCCTTTAATCCTTCCTTCTCTTTTTCCTTCTCTTATGTTCATAGTTTTTTTCTCCTTAATCGAAAAATAAAAAAATAAAATCTAAATGATAAGTTATTTACTTATGCAATTTTATTAACGTATAATACGTCTTTTTCCTGACCTGCTACAATTTGTTTCAAACACTTCCAATAAATTGTTATGCCTATCCAGTTCTCCATCGTGGTTCCCTTTCTGGCAGCAATAAATCTAGCGCTTGTTTGATTTGGGTAATATTCTGCTATTGATCCGTTGCTTAATTTAACGTTCATAATTAGCTTGCGTTTTACCTTTGTTGGATCCTGTAAGCTAGGCACATCTTTATATTCCGGAATCGGACTTATTATTTCTGCCCATCTTTCAAGTTCACTCATTGCAGCGATCATATCGCCTTGAACTGCTAAACCTTCAAATTCACTCATTTGCTCATACCCCCTTTCAAATATAATTTTAATAATTCTTCTCTTAGTGGTTTTCTTACTTTTTCTATGTATACATTTGTTTCTTTTGTTAAGTGGTTATAGCATGAAAATATGAAGGCCCAGCATCTTCCACTTGGAAAGTTTTCTCTTTTAATTTTTAGAAACATTTTAATTTTTAACCTCATCTAATAATCTTAAAATAAAATCATGCCAGCTTATATGCCCAAATTCTTCTTTTAAATTTTCTAGATCTTTGAATTCTTTATCTGTAAATATCGAGTGTATTGATCTCATATTCTAACCAACCAACCAACCTATTTAAATCTTTCTGAAGTGGGGAATATAGTAGTTTCCTGTAACGTTTCTATATTCGTCTTCTAAGAGTGACGCTACTTCATACATTCTTTCTTTTTCTCTTTGAGGTAATGCGGGATTATTAATTATATCGACGGATAACTCTATTTCTGCTTCTAGTTTTTCCTGTAAATCTCTTACAGCTCTTGACATAGTTCTAACGTCGTGTATCATTGTAATAATCCATTTAGTTGCAGGTCATCTAAGATTTGATTCACAACCTGTTTAACATTTGCTACGTCCACAATCAGTGCATTAACTGCATCTACCATCGCTGTTCTATCTGCTGCTGCCAAGAATCCAGCAACTCCATTAGTATCTGTTACTGTAGTTGCTGTGGGGTTTGAGTGTGTTCTCGTAGCAGTTGCATAAGTCTGCGTGTAAGCTGTTGGTCTTGTCGTCGGTGTGACTCCATAAAATCCTACTGTTGTTCCATCATGATCTAAAGCGCCGTCTATTTCAGCAGTTTGTTTTATAAGACATTTTGATGCAGTGATCTCTACAACATTTGTGCTTGTAACTCCTAAGTCAAGTTGTCCGCTTGTTGCCCATCCTATATATGTATCTGTTGCACCATTGTTAAAAGTTAATAAATTTGCGGCTAGTGTTGCTTCTGTAACGCCAAATCCTATTTGAAAATAAATATCTGTTGGCGCACCCATCGATAAGTTTGTAGCTTGACAAATTAAGTACCCATCAATATCACTTGCAGCATCGTTAGTGATTCCAAAGAAAATCGTAGAACCAACAGGAGCAACCATCCCTGTATAAAGATTAGCAATTTCGCCGAACCACATTTTTTCTGTGCCTTCTTGTTTAATTGATAATCCTCTATCTGCTGTGCCGCCCGAATCATTCCAATTAATTGTTACTGCTGGGTTAGTTCCTGCACTTGTATCGAATGTTTTTGTAGAGGTGAATGTTTGAGCCAAGCCTAAAACTGCAAAAGTATCGCTATCTTGAATAGCAGGAAAGTCAAGATGTCTGTCATCGTTTATATTGCCTACTGGTCTGTTAATGGTGAGCCAAAAATTATCAGCACTTAAAAACCTGAAAGTGTTATTATCAAGGACATTAAATAAAGAAGTGCTATTAAGATTAATTTGATTCCCACTAAATTCTATAACTGCTGTTGAATTATATGTATTTGTTGCAGTCCATGTATTGTCTGAATCTAAATATCCGAAGCTGGCTACTGCTTCTGGGTGTGCTTTTATTCCCGAAAGATTTGGAATAAACATACCTTCTGCTATTGGTGTTCTTGGTTCTAAATTTCTTGGTATGTCTCTTCTTTGGCTTCTTATTGCTGCGTTAGTTTCTCTCTTTCCCATTATGAACCTCTTGCTTTTCTTAATGATAAATCTGCTTCTTCTGGTCTTAGTATTGGATCATTTAATTGTAAAGTTGTTCCTGCTGTTAATCCTTCTACTGCTGGGTAATTATTGTTTAAAATTTTTGTTTTAATTTCCCCTGTTCCTACAACAACCATATAAACTAGAGTTAAGCTACGTTAATAAATAATGCGGTTCCTATTCCATTCACGTTAGACATTCCTACACAGTCGCCCGCCACTACTGTGCCTTGTGCTGTGATCATGTATCTAATGTAAGAAATAAACTCATTATAGCTCGGAGTTAAATAAGCATCTGAAACTATTGCGGCTGCCGTTCCTTCTGATCCTGAATTTACTAGACTCAGATTTAATTTATACCAAGCTACACTTCCAGCTTTTACATTTCCAAAATAATCTTGATAAATTTCATCTGCTGTATGCGCAGTAGCATAATATTTTACATCTGCGATTGCTCCTACAAATTCTTCACCTACTGCACCAGCTCCACCAATGCTCGAAGCTCCTATCCAACCCTTATCAATTCCATCAAGTGAATTAAACCAATCTGTTAAGTCTGTCGAGGTAGAATATGTTTGAGCTACTGCAACACCATCAACATAAAGTCGGGGTGCTACTCCATCTTGAACTATTGCAACATGAGTCCATTTATGAGCTGGGCATACAACTGCATCGCTTACGACAGTCCATTGAGCTACTGTTGCGTCGTTTACTGCACAGGTTAATTTTCCAGCAACAATCTTAAAATCAATATATTCAACTACATTCGCATCGTTAAAAGAAACTATGGCCATGGTGCTTGTTATATCTCCTGGATTTACCCAAGCAGATATAGTGCCTGCTGTATCGTTGGCAGCAGTTTGAGCTATTGCTAACTCATCAATTTCTAAAGCGTCGTCTGTGTCTCCGCCTTTTAAAACTACTGCTGGTTTGGTGTTTGAAGTGTCCCCCATAACAATCATACTATCTGCAACTAAGGTGAATGCCATTAGGAGTCTACCGAGCCGTTAATTATTCCGTTTTCAATTAAAGTTTTAATTAATGTTCCTAAAACATTTCCTAGAGCTGCATCATCAGTTGTGCAAACAAGTGCTAGATCTTCAACCCAGTTAGTTACTGCAAAAGATGATTGGCTTGCACCTGGTCTAAAGCCGCTTGATATATTCGTTGAAACTATTTGTGCTGCCATTTTACACCGTATTCGTTATAAGATATGAGGATTTAGGATGTTCAAGCATAGCTTCTCCTTCTTCCCAACAATGAATTATTTTACCAAGTCCTACAACTCTTTCTACTTCTGCTGTTAATGGCATGAATTCAGCCCAAGCAACAGTAGTCTTAGGCACGAATATCCAAGCGTAATCAGTTGTTGCGTTTATTGAAACTACAACATCTAAATCTAATATTTCCATAATCGCAGATGGGCTTATAACTGCTGTGCTTGAAACTGCTGGAACAGATGAACCTTTAACTGAGATTATAAAATTCATTAAATGTCTATGCTCTGCTGGGTGCATATAAAGAACTCCTTTATTTCTTGCATTTATTTTATATCTGTTTGTTCTGATTGACTCTAATCCTTTAAGAATGTCTAATATAGGGTTTCCTAATGTTGCGCTGCTCCATAATCCTACTGCTGCTGCTGTTAAAATTGCTGATGGTGATAAGCTCTCAGTTCCTACGTTGTAAATCCTTGTATCTACTAATGAACCTATGCCTTGTATGAAGTCTCTTATCATTGTTGAAAGAACTGCAACTTGTGTGTCTCTTTCATCTTCACTCGTGATTAATTCAGATTGAATATAATATTTTCTTACATAACTTGTGTTTCTTGTCCATGATTGATTTGTAATTGGTGCTAATGAACCTGATCCTTTATTTACTCCAAAATTAGTAGTTATTCCTGTCGTTGTTGTTGGAGCTACATAACCTGCTGTTTTCTGCATCCATCTTATTTCTCTTGCTTCTGTTTTGTAAACTCTGCAAAATCCTTTAAGAACTGTATCTTCATCTCTGAAGCCGCTTACAAACTTCGTTATATTAATTCCTCTTATATCAATTTGTCCTACTGTGTCTGCCATATTATCTCAACCCGAACAGGACTAAACCTGTATCTGAAGCTGACGTCGTTTCTAGGATTTTTCCTACAACATAGCCTTTTTCATCATCGAGAGTTGAATAAGTTTTTACTGTGTTTGCACCTGCTATTACTACATCTGTTCCTACTGTTGCGCCTGAACCACTATCTTTCATTCTTGCAATTCCCATAATATGTACTGGAATTTTAGTGTGTCCGTCAGATGCTATTTTTTCTTCTGCTGCAATTCCAATAAATAAATCATTATCCGCGCTTGTAGCTGCAACCGTCATGGGATCAGAAAGTTTTAACAAAGTTCCTTTCTCTATTCCTGTTGCATCCGCGCAAGTGAAGTCCACTGGCGGCATAAATTGAAAGAGTAAGACTGCTTCGTTTGCCATTTTATTCGGTTATCCGAATACTTTTAACTATTTAAACTTTTTCTATATTTGCAATTTCTTCTTTTATCTTATTTTCTGCAAGTTCTAGTAAAGCTTTCTGCACTTTTAGGTTTTTTTCCTGTGTTTCTATTTCTATTTGACATTGTTTTTTTACTGTCTCCCATAACTTTTGGTCTTCTGTTCCTATCTTAATTCCCCAGTCTTTTAATGCGCAACATTTCTTAAATTTCTTTCCGCTTCCGCATGGGCATCTTTCATTTACTCCTGTTTCTTTTTTCATATTTCTCCTCTCAAAACTTTTTGTGCATATTCTTTTTCTGTTTCTACGTGTTTTTGTTTTGTTGCTGTTATTCCTCTGCCTTCAAGCATAGCTTCTCCCATTAACTTTTCCATTCTATCATTTTCCTGCTTTATTTTCTTATGGACTTCTTCCATACGTTTTCTTTCTTCTCTTGCTTCTTCTAAAGTAAAACTTACTTTTTCTGGCTCTGTTTGTGTCTCTTGTTTGCTCGCTTCTTGTGTTTGAACTGCTTGATTTGTTTCTTCACCCATTTGATTATACCTCCTTTCATGATAATAAGGCCTGAACTATTGGAATTAATTCAGCTACTCCTTTTATTGATGTTATTCCTGCTACGTACCAAACTAATTTTTCCATTCTCCAAATTCTTCTTTCTAAATCTTCAATTCTGCCCTTCGCCAACTTCTCTCCCGCTTGTTTGTTTCTTATCTTGCTTTGCTGTAACCATGTCTTCTGCTTCTCCTTGAAGTCTTGCAATTTCTATGTCTATCTCTGGTGGTGCTTCAAATTCTAATCTGATCCCTAGCTGGTCTTCTATTTCCTCTGCATATTCTAATTGTTCCATAATTACTTTTTCTTTAAATCCTAAAACGTTTAATTTTCCTGCTGCTAGTGATACTTCATCGCTTTTGCCTCTGATTAGATCTGGAACTCCACTTGCTTCCGTATAATAGCTTCTTAAGTGACTTAGCCATGGGATTACGTCAATAGTGCCGAA